CCTACAGACGTCTATGATTCGTCTTGGAATGATACCCAAGGACTTGAACTATACCGCTTTGGAGCAGCAACTTAACAAAGTAACGGTTGCTTACGAGAACTATCAACGAGCAAGAAAGAATGCCGGGCTGAAAGATGGAGACCCTGCAACAAGTGGTGCGCCGATGGCTATGGCCGAAGTGTGGCGAGTAGCGCGAACCAACCTTGAAAAAGAGTTTGGTATGAGCGAGAATCTTGCCCGCGTCACTATGGAGACATACAAGAACATGGGGAATACCATCGCTGAGTCTCTTTCAAAGGCGACTGGTAGCATGGATGGTGGTAAGTTCCGTGCTTGGGCTGAGGAAGTGCAGGGCGTGTCAAGAGCAGTAACTGAGCTTGTTGCTCAAATGAAGAAACTGCATCAGGAGCAGAATAATGGAGGAGACACAAGCACTTTGAACGCTCAGGCGAAGACAACGAAGGAACTGGCTCAGGCAAAAGAGCAACTTGCATCTGCAAATGAGAAAGTTGCCAAGACCGAGCCAAAACCAACGGCACAGGGAAATCTCTTTGACCCTCAGAAGTTTACGAGTCTGCAGGAAGCTATAGACAAGATTATCTCAGAGATTAACAGACTGAAAGAGGCATTCTCTGGTATCGATAAGATAGAAGGCTTGTCGCGGATGACCACCGACATCAATGGTCTGATGCACAATGTCAACAATTTGAAGGATGTATTGTCAACGCTTAGTTCTGCTGTTAAGATTGACCAAAGTTCTCCGCTTATCAAGAAACTGACTGCTGATGCCGAGGCCGCAGAGAAGAAGATACAGGAGTTGACGGAGAAACTGAATGCTATGTCAGCGGCTCAGAATAAGGTCGCCGAGAGTGTTGCCAAGTCTGGTAAGAGCGAGACGCAGGTCACTGACTCTCAAAAGGCTATGTTCAACAGGTACAAGAAACTGATGGCCGACATCCATAATATCAAACGCGAAATCGTTGATATTCAGCGAAGTGACGGTGGCGGCGGTGCTCTTGGTGCGCAGTTGGGACAGTATTTCTCTGCATTGAACAGGGTGCGCAATGAGATAGCAAAGATAACATCTGCACCAAGTCTTGCTGAGGCCATATCGAGGGGTATGAGTTCTGAGATGCTGAGCAAGTTCAGTTCGTCTCTTGCAGCCATTAAGTCTGAGTTCAAAGAAGTTGTAAACGGGGCAAAGGCTTTCAATAAAGAGTTCGATAAAGGTAGTGCTCAGTCAGAGGCGCGTATCAGAAAATTTGGTATGGCTTTCAATGAGCTAAAGAACTACATGAAGAAGAATGGTGGTTCTGAGGAGATGCGGAAGTTGCAGTCGGAGATTCAGATTGCCATTCAGAAGATGCGTCAGCTGATGAACGCAGGCGACTATAGCGGTGCTATACGTGTCTTTGAGCGCATGAATAGCACTATTAGGCAAACATCTCAGGCCATTAAAGAGTATGAACGTTCCGTCCTTGGTGCAGCCGCATCTAATTCACACTTATCCGCTTCCGAACAACAGTTAGCCAACAGCATTAAACATAGTACTGATTCTATGAGGAGTCAGTCACAAGTTTTAGGAGACCTAAAAACGTTGGCGACGCAATATCTCGGTGTTTGGGGCGCACAAGGATTCCTGCGTAATGTCATAGAAATCGGTGGTCAGCTGGAAATGCAACGCCTGTCTATCGGTGCTATACTTGGTGACATGGCAAAAGCGTCAGAGTTGTTCGACCGTATTAAGAATTTGGCTATCAAGTCGCCGTTTGGTGTTGTTGAGCTTGACCAGATGACCAAGCAACTTTCTGCTTACGGCTTTGAATATTCTGAGTTGTTTGACATGACCAAACGTCTTGCCGATATATCTGCAGCTACGGGTACAAGTGTTGACCGTCTTGCATTGGCATTAGGTCACGTCCGTTCCGAGGCGGCACTTAGCGGTTATACGCTTCGTCAGTTCTCGATGGCTAATATTCCTCTTGCAAAGAAACTGAGTGAGGAATTGTCAAAGGTAGAAGGTAAGTTTGTGTCGGTTGCCGATGTCCGTAAACGAGTGCGGACGAAAGATATTGGCTATGAGCCTGTGCTGAAGGTGCTGAAAGACCTGACCGATGAGGGTGGAATGTTCTATAATGCACAGGAGATTATGTCTGAGAGTGTCAAGGCTCGTTTCAAGAACCTGAAGGACTCTATGGATATTATGTACGGTGAGATAGCTGAGAGTAAGGTCGGCAAGAGCTTGAAATCGGTTGCCTCCCTACTTACGGTTCTCACGCGCCATTGGCAGGAATTGGGAGCGGCTCTCGTTGTCGGTGCTGGCTATTGGGCAGTGAGCCGTCTTGCCGTTCTTGCAAGCAATAAAGCGATGGTGCAGGGCAATCTTACAATGGGACGCTTCACTGCAGCGCAACTTGAAATGCAGGCGCAGACAGGTAACTTGACAAGAGCGCAATTATTGCAGGCTGTGGCGACAAAGAAACTTGCCGTTGCTGATGCTGAAGCAGCAGGGGCTGTATTGGCATTGTCACGCGCACAACTCCAGCATGTAGCCAATACTGGTAAAGTCGCATCTGCGATGAATATGGCAACAATAGCAACAAGTAAATACACGGTGTCCCAGCTCCGATTCTTGGCAACAATGAGAGGAATGAACCTCGGATGGCTTGGCACGGCTCTACTTGGCATATCCAATGGTTTCCAAGCGGCAAAGGTTGCTGCATTAGGATTCATGAAGGCAATGTGGCCTATGCTTGCTATATCAGCTATTGTAGAGGTGTTCATGAGCCTAAAGCGAGAGTCGGAGTCATTTGCCGAAGCAGCCGACTATGTTGGTCAGTCTGCCCGTAACATGATGAAAGACATAGACGAGGCCATGAACGCTGTTTCGAGAAATGGCAAGCCTATTGATGCAGAGTCACTTCGTGAGGCAGTCAATACGATGAAAGAGGTTCTTGAGGCAAACGAGTTCTATACCGCTGAACAGCAGAAGCAGGTCGAAAAAGCCGTTACGTTGAGCGAAAAGTATGATGTGCTTTTGAAACAGATGAAAGAAATGCGCGAGGAAGCGGAATGGCAGGCTAACAGCGAGGGACTTGTTGAAAAGATATTGGCCAATACTGGCAAAAACATCGTTACAAGGTACTCCCAGAAATACAATCCGCAGACAGGTGACTTTGAGAGTGGCGAACTAACGACCGACTTTGGAACGCCGTTCTTTAATAATAGCCTGCAAGAGAATATTGAACAGGTAAACAAGTCGAACTCGGCTCTCCAGAGTGCTATCTTTCTGCTTTCAGAGTACCAAGGTGTGATGAAGGAAGCCATCGACAAAAACAATGGATTTGGCCTGAGTCTTGACGGAAAGTCTTGGCAGGAGCAAATACGCATTATAGCCCAGAGCGGACATTGGGATGAATTTATTGCTTCCGTAGAGAATGCAGGCTCACGATTTGAGAAGACTGCCGCAAACGTCAAGACGGCTTCTGATAAGGTGGTGAAGGATTGGGAGTCAATCGTCGGCGATGATGTCAAGGCCATCCGCTTAACGCTTATGAAGGAGTGGGGTATGACCGAAGACGAACTGAATCAGTTTGCTAAGAACAACGAGCAGACTATGCGGTGGCTTGTTGATGCGATTGTCAAGTCACTGAATAAGCTGGGTGTTGCTGAAACCATTATTGATGAGTTCAAGCAGAAGTTGTTGTCTTTGTTCGGTGTTGCAGGAAGCAAACCGACTAAAAGAGAACAGACTGAATACGAAAAGCAGACGGACTTGGGTAAGCGTCTGATGCACAACATCCTGAACTACAATAAGAACAACGGAAAAGGCGGTAATGGCGTCACTACGGTCAAGGAGATAAACGAGATTACTGGCACTGGCGAGAATCAGAAGACTGAGGCTGAGGTGACAAAGACTTTAAAAGAGCGTGCTAAGAAAAGTCACGAGAATATGCTGGAGACTAAGAGGATATGGGGCGAGACTTCAAAGCAGTATCTTGCAGCCAAGAAGAAGTACGACCACGATCTGAATCTTGCTTTGAGTAACAATATTTCTGAAAACGAGATTACTTCCTCTGGAAAGAAGGGCGGTGGCAAGACAAATAAGGTTGATGATAAAGAGACAAAGGAAATCCGCGAGCGCGTCCGTATCATGAAGGAGGCCGCCGAGTCCTATCAGTACTGGCGTGCCAAAATAGGCGATAGTGCAGCTTTCGATAAAGTGCAAGGCGAGTTCGGTAATCTGCTTGCTACGAGTGGACTATCAACTCAGAACATCGACAAACTTCGTGAGAATCTTCAGAAGTTGTATGATGATGTCTCCAAGCAACCAAAGAGTAAAGCGCGTACTGAGGCATTAAAGGAAATTAAAAAGGAGTTTGACCAACTTGACCGCAAAGACTTCGAGAAGAATACGGAAGAGTTCCTGAGCAAGACACAGATACAGCTTGACAATCTTACGCGGTCATGGGAGACGTTTAACTCCGTGCGCGATGCAACTGGTAGCATTGATTTGGCCGTACAGCTAAGTGGCGCAGGCTATCAGGAGGGAAAGAATATCAACCTTGCAGATGCTCTCCGTAAGAAGATAGAGGGTGACTTTGCAGCAGCTGGTGCGATTGCCATTCCGTTCGACATCAACTTCTCAGACGAAGAGATATTCAACCGTATTTCCGCTGCGATGCCTGAGAAGACGCAAGAGCAGATTAAGGGCATTGTCGAGGAGTACAAGAAATGGCGTGACTTGCAGCGCGACATTTATAAGCAGGGTATTACGACTATATCCCAACTGCTTGGCAGCGCACAGGACTATGAGACTGTTGTCAGGAAAATAAACACGTCGCTTGCAGCACAAAAAGAGGCTATTGACTCTATGGAGAAACCAGACGGCATGAGCGATGATGAGTGGGCTGCGGTCAAGGCGCGTGCAAAGGCTCTCGCTGATGCGAAGGCACAAAACGACATCTTCAAGCTGTCAACTGAATACATCAATCTGATGAACCATTCTCTCGGAATGACTTCTGAGTCCATCAGGACTGCAGCTGAGGCCTGCAAAAACGAACTCGGCAAGAACTTGAAGGACAATATTATAAAAGCCGAGCAGTATGCCGATGAGATGGCGAAGATTGAGAAGATAATGAGCGATTTCAAGGCAAACGGACTGTTCGGCAGAAATAGCGACTTAAATTCCTTTATAAAGGGTGGTACTCAAGGACTTATCAGCAGATACACCGACCAGCTCGCAGCAAGACGGACGGAACTCGCAAATCAAGGAAAGTCAGAAGAAGAGATAGAGAACGACGAGGTTGTGAAGAGACTCAAAGAACTGAAATCTGGATTGGAAGATTTTGCAAACGGTCTTAACTCTATCGCGTCGTGTATTGATTTCGCTACAAACATACTTCAAGGCTTTGGTGACGCAGCCAAGAACCTCTCAGAGATGTTTGATGCACTCGGAAATGAGTCTTCTGCGAATACGTGGAGTGACATTTCTGACAGCATCGGTGCTGTTACCAGTGGCCTGCAATCCCTTAGCAGTGGTGCGAAAGCAGGTGCTAACGGAGATATTGGCGGCGTTATATCAGGTGTTGTTGGTGCTGTTACAAGTCCGATTACCGCTTTTGCGCAGTTGCATGACAAAGGAATACAGCGAGAGGTAGAGGCCATTCAGAAAAACATAGATGCTCTTGAAGCTAATACGGACTCTATCCGTGCAGCCCGCGAACGTACTTTGGGATATGATGCTGGAGAGTTAAGACGTTCGATGGCTTCTTTGTATTCAGATACAAGTAAGCGAAACGTTTTTTTGTCGTCTATGACTGGCCGTGAAATATATACTGAGAGTGCCGGAAAGAAGGCTATGCAGGAGTACTACAATGCGGGTACAAATAAAACTGGCTACGCCGCTGAACTTGAAAACCTCAAAGAGATGCGCAAAAACTATCTGGAGATGTATAACCTTGAAGAAGGTAAGAAGAAATCGTCGCAGGATGCCCTTGACGAATACAAAGCGAAGATTGCCGAGCTTGACGAGCAGATAATGTTCTTTGTCGAAGACCTTGCCAATGAGTTGTGGGGTATTGACTTCAAGGCTTGGGCAAGCCAGATAAGCGATGCTTTGTGGACTGCCTTTGAGAACGGTGAGAGTGCCCTTGATGCCTTCCATGATGCGGCAAGGGATATTATTTCCGACGTTGCAAAACGTATGATGCTCATTCACCTGATAGAGCCGAAGATGGCCGAACTTGAAGAGCGGCTGTTTGGGAAGATGGAGAATGGCAAGCGTGTGGGCGGTGCGGCATACAACTACGACACAGGGGAGTTTAATGAGAAGGAGACACTGAAAATTCTTGGAGAGTTTTTTGGTGAGAACGGGGAGTTTGCCAAGGTTATTAATTCTGCCGAGGGCTTCTATAACATGGCAAAAACGGCATCGGGACTTGACTTCGGGGAAGACAGCACTGGTAGTCGCTCATCGTCTGCAATCAGTAAGGCTATAACCGAGGAGCAATCGAACCTGCTGATAGCACTTGTCAATACTATCAGAGCTGACGTATCTGTCAACCGCACGATGATAGCACAGTACTTCCCGTTGTACTATCAGACGCTTACGAGCAGTAACGAGACCCTTGGCTCTATAGCGATGAACACACGTGCCATTATGGAGAGCAATGCCACGATAGCTCAGAGGGTTTCTAACCTTGACGACAGTATCAATGGCCTAAAGAATAGGGTATGGCGTCTGCCAGTGTCGTAGTTACATTACTCTTCTAAGGTAACGAGAAAGGCGGCTGTCCATCACGGATTGCCGCCTTCTTTGAAAACACATTACAAATAATTAAGCCAAAAGAAGTTATGTCAAATTCAATCGAGATAATGGAACTCATCCTTTACGGTAACGACTCCCTCTTTTGTGAGCGAACAGTCAGATGAATGACGTATGACAGTCACCTTGCTTACGAGGTCAGTCTTTATGTTTGCTGATGCCTTGTCGAACAGGTGTACCAATGCGTATGCGCCGTATTTCACGTCAACGGTGACATGGGAATCATCGCGCACCCACACGTTGCACATGTGCGGACGGAATGTATATCGTATAGTTGCGTTACTCTTTCCGAGAAGGACGTACTCGCGGATGTATATCAGTCGGCGGTTGTCTCCGCGAACAGGGTACGAGCGCGTATCATCAACAAGTATTCCGTGGTGACGGAGAAAATCTTGCGGGAAATGATGCTTGATAAAGTCCTTGCTGGGCCACTTGTGTTTGATGCAGAAATCCAAGCCGCGTTTATACATATCGACAAGATGGTCTCTGTCGGTATTATCCTCCCATTCGGAGTACCATTTGTCGCACAAACCGATACGCCTTGCATCCTCCCTGAGTTTTACGCTGAGTTCTCTTTCTGTCATATAATCCATATTCTAAATCGTTGCAAAAATAATCATTTCCAACGACTTGCGCAATATGTTTTAAGAAAAAGTTGAAGAAAGCTGCAAAAGTTGGATGAATACGTGGTTGTTTATGCTATTTTTGTAGCAAAATTATCGTGGCATAGCCACAATAAGCGTAACACAAAAAGATATGAACTACAAGGAACTCCTCATTCAGCAGCAGTCGGTGTCAGGCTCTACTTACACCAATGTAGGGACTGTAGTTGACACACAGACAGCGTTTAATGTTGTCTGTCAGGAATTTCCGTTCAAGTACTTGCCGGAGATAAAAGATTTGGCGAGTGAAGATTGGACTGACGAGGACGGTGAAGACGTCTTTATGCCCACTGAAGGCTTAAAATTCAAAGCCTATGACTTGGATGCTACATTCCTGTATGTTGGCACACAAGGGAATATGGCAGATGATTTGAGCCGATTTATCAATTTCCTTTACGGGAGAAATCAGAATGGTTCGCCTTGGCTTGCTGTCTATGACGAGTACACGAAAACTGGCAGACGAGGTATTTACGTGAAAGAAGTCGATAATGAGCTGATAGCATACGATAGCGTGAATGTAGAAGTGATAGGTCAGTTTAAGGTTAAATTCCGTGTGACTGACCCGATAACAGATGTGGTACTTAGTTGATAAATGATATGAGCAAGAAGGTAGACATAAAGCGTGGCAGTGCGGTTGTTGCCGTCGGTGAGGGGCTGGAGTACCACGGCGAGTGGATGCAGCACGGGTATGTGACGGTGACGGTGAAGTCGGCGGTGAAGGTTGACTTTGCCGTTGGAGACTACGTTGAGCACTGCGGCAGGCGGTATTACCTATGGAACGCGGAGAGCGTAAAGAAGCAGGCGCGAAGCGGTAGTTACGGCGAGGCTTTTGTCTATGAAAAAATGAAGCTCTATGAGGCCACCGTTGCTATGGAGCAGGTGTCGATGCACGACTATGTGCTTGGCGTAGGCGGCGGTAACGGCGAGGCTTACACGTCGCTTGGGCGTTTCTCGTTCTACGGGGCCAGTGTGGAAGACCTTGCCGACAGGATTCAGGCTAACCTACTGCGACAGGCACCCGCCATCGGCAGTACGACGCTTGCCTTCAGGATTTTCACGCCCGACTACGACCGCTGTTTTCAGCGTTTCGGTGCTACCAAAAACGAGTGGGAGGCATACTACACGGGCAATGAGACGGGTGGTAATACCGACGTTGTCGTGAACATACAGGACGAGACTACGTGGGGCGCACTTGGACGTGTCTACAATGACTTTGCCCTGCCCTACTACGTCAACGGTCTTGACATTGTTGTTGGCGGTAAGTCTGAGAGTGCTGGCGGTGCGTTCGCCTATGGTAAGGGTAACGGCCTGCGCAGCATCGAGCGTAATGCCGACCAGGAGCAGCGCATTATGACGAGGCTCTTTGCCTATGGAAGCAGCGAGAATCTTCCGCTGAACTACTACGGCAACATGCACAAGTTGCCATACGCTGACGGTCTGAGTGTCAACACGTTCGTCCTTGAAAGCGTGACGTTCTACTACGTTGACACACTTATTCCAATGTCGTCGGTTTCCGCCGCCATTGGATGGGAAATGAAAACCGTGCCATACGACACACAGACACAACACTTCCATACGGACCTGCCTGTAAGCGTGACGCTTAGTACCGATTCGGCTGATACACCGAGCTATGCGAGCTTCTGTATCTATGAGCTGAACGGCGAGCAGTACCTCAGCCTGAGCGTGACGCACGACATATCATCGGCCATCACGTCTGAGTCGAAGCTGTATTTACGCAGCGGCATCGACATTAACAGGTGGCCGTCATCGAAGATTCAGGACGTGACGGACTACCCCGCAGGCATGGCGATTCAGAACCTTATGCTGCCGGGCTTCCCGACAATGAGTTTGTATAACTACGCTATGGGCGACGGTGAGGGCACGTATATGGCGAGCCTGCCTCAGAGCGAGTCGGTGCGTGCGGCGTGGCGTGAGCGCAGGCAGCATTACACGTTCTCGGAAGACAAGGCTTCGCCGTGGATTCAGTCGGCAAAGGCATCCGTGTATGGCATTCGCGAGGGTGAGGCGTACTTCGACGGCTCTGACCATGACGAGGTGAAGCCGACGATAGCGAATACCGAATATTGCTACATAATCGGTGAGGGCGGTATTGCCGACAACGGCTGGGTCGGTGAGGGCGGCACGTTCACCATCGAGGTGCGCGACACAGGGCGGCACTTCTGGGAAGAGGTGTGGAAGACGCGCGTCAGCGACGATATGGAGATGGCCATTACATCGGGCTACCACAACGGGCGTTCGTTCAAGGCCACGAAGCTCACCATGAGCACAACGACGGGAAATGCCGTATTCACCTGCAACAGGATTCAGGACGAGAGCGGGCGGTGGATTCCCAACACTGAGCAGCCCATCAGCAACGGCAACACATTTACCGCCATTGGTATTCAGTTGCCGAAGGAATATGTCGACGCAGCGTCGAAGAAGTTGTTCGAGCTTGCCCTTGACGAGCTTGACAGGATAGACCACGGGGCGTACACCTACCTGCCGCATATTGACGAGATATATATGGCGAAGGAGCAGGCAGAGGCTATTGCCGACGAGCGCGTACCCCTGCATGACAAGATCAGGCCAGGCATGGTGATGTCGTGGACTGACGCTGACCTTGGCGATGTGAGCAGTATCATTGACTCGCTGACCATCAAGGAGGACGGGAATAACGGCATACCGACGTATGACGTCGCGCTGCGTGACGAGAAGGAGAAGACCTTGGCGCAGACGATTGGCGCGGAGATTAAGAAGAGCAGTAGCGGCAGCAGTGGACGCGGGGAGAATCCAACGGCACCGTCAGCGGCGAGCATTATCGAGGCGGCAAGCGGTGCGTTCCTGAGCAAGACGGAGGACGATACAGCACAAGGGCTGATAGGCTTCGTGAATGGTCTTTGGGTGAAGACGCTTGGACTGTTCGGGTTTGATCAACACGGGAATGCTACGGCGAAAAGCCTGACGGTAAAGGACGACACGAGTAACTCTGCTTCTACGGTGGCAAGCATAGACGGTGACGGCGACGCCACCTTGCATGACGTGACGGCAAGCGGCGACCTTGTGGTTACGGGGGATGCGGAAGTCGGGGGCGATATAAAGAGTAGCGGCAACACTGGAAGCGGCGATCCGAAATGGGTGATAGGCTCAAACGGCAACGGTGAGTTTGAAAGTCTGAAGATACGGTCGTCCCTTGAGGTTGCGATGCTGCTGATAAACCGCATCCAGGCGCAGGAGGGCGACACGGTCTTTACGGACAACGACCAAGTGGAGTCCGTAGTGGCCGAAGAGGACGGTAACGGGAATGTTGCGTCGTACAGGCTGATGCTGAAGGAGAAGTGGGACGGCTATGTCACGGCTCAGATGTATGGCAACATCCTGAAGGGGCGCATCAACACGCTGGCAGCGAAGGAGGCTGGTGTGAGCGACTACGAGGGTGCGAGCGTGGAGCATGACGGTGCGAACAAGTACTATACGTCGTGGATGATTGTGACGGACACGAACGCCACGGACCCATATGATGAGAGTGAGAACGCGGATGGGTTGAAGGAGAACGAGATAAGGGTGGTGCTGTACGCTGATGACTATACGGACGAGAACGAGGTGGAGCACCACTTTACGCCTGCTGGCAGGAATTTTCCGCCTTGTGAGCTGATGGTTGTTGCCCGTGTTGGTCATATAGACTACGAGAGTGGTGACCAGTCGAAATATACGGCTACTGGATATACGTCTGAAGATAGTGCTGTTGCTGCTGTCAAGAAGCGTCAGCAGGTGTTTATGCTGAGTACGACGGACGGCAGGATAGTGAAGCTGAACGGTGTGAACAATCCAATAATGGCTAACGGCAACTACGGTGTTGTGATAGGTGAGCTGCCTCAGTTTGTGAAGGCCAACGAGAGTATCAGCGACAGGGTGCTGAGTGGTCGTGACTATATGTACGCCCAGGGTGTGGTGGTGAGTGACTTCATCAAGGTTGACGCTCAGGGTAATCCGGTAACGGTGTACTTTGACAGGGGTGAATGGAGTAGTTCGGCTAACTATATTGCAGGCAGCTGGAGCGAGGAGAACCTACAGTATCAGACGGACGAGGTGTGGCACAACGGTAGCAAGTACAGGTGTACGCTGGCTTGTGGTCCAGATGTGCCAACTACAGGCGGTTATGTAGGTGCGAAAGAGCCTGGAACTGCTGCTGCTGCTGACTATTGGACTGAGATACTGACGAAGGGCGCGAAAGGCGACAAGGGAGATAAAGGCGACAAGGGAGATAAAGGCGACAAGGGAGATAAAGGAGATACAGGAAGTGCCGGAGCTAACGGTGAGAATGGTGTTAACGGCACAAGTCCTTGGTTGGCTGACCTTGACAACGAGATGGACTCGGTGGAATGTGATGATACAGGTCATCCCGTGTCGCAGCAGTCTGTACAGACGGAGATAAGTCTGATGCACGGCAGTACTGACGCTGGTTTTGGTACTCCGTCGGTTTACAGGAACGGTTCGCAGACGGCTGAGACCATCGGTGGCCAGTCGTACTCACAGGACGGTATCAAGATAGGGTACGCGAGCGGCGTTCTGACGATATACTACGACACGACGGCACAGATAACGGGAAAGGACGTGCTGAAGATAGTGATAACCTCGACGGAGAACAACGCCATCACGCGGACGCTGTACATGACGGTGAACGGCGTGAGGGGTGACGTGTATAACCTGAAGCCGAGCGCGAAGCAGATAAAGGTTGCAAGTGGTGTTGTGACGGCCTCTCTGACTTGCGGCTATACGAAGAACGTGAACGGGACGGTGACAGAATACGTTGTACCGACCTCGTCATCTAAGTCGGCTCAGATAGACGGTAAGTACAACATATTCTTCAGGCGCAGGAACAAGAACAGCGGTGTGTATGAGAGAACTTACTATCTCTATACTTACGATGAGGGTAATGGGGGTACAAACCATAACAAAAAGCTGACGCAGCTGAATGTCGCCACCTATGACGAGGTGGAACTGATACTATGCACGACTACGGGTGTGACTGCAACGAGCACACGTCCGACAAATATCATAGACGTTGAGACGGTGTCCGTGGTGAGCGACGGCGCGAAGGGTGAGACGGGTGACAATGGCACTGCTGCTGTTGGCTATCAGATAATCGTTGACAGTGCGAGTGCAGTGGTCAGTGCGAACGGTACGCTGACGGTAGCTATCAGTTGTCATGCGGTGAAGTATGTCGGCAGTACGATGACGACGGCAAGTGACGGTACGTTGTCGGCAAGCATCGGCACGTCGTCGAACTGGAATAACGGCACGCTGACATTCAGCGGTTCATGGAGCACGGCTGGCAGTCCGACGGAGATAGTGATATCGTACACGGTAAGCAGTGTTGTTGTGGCCTCGGTGGCCGTTCCCATCACCATCAAGGGTCAGATGGGCAGGAACTTCTACTATGCCGGTGACTTCGACGAGTTGGTGCTGGACAGCGCGAATACGTTTAAGGCTACTGATTTCGAGGCTCCTTATGTGAAGTATGAGGTGACGGTGAACGGGCAGACGCAAACGGTGTACAGGGTTTATGTCGGCGGGAATGTGAACAACAAGAGTTTCTCGGACTATGCCGGAACGATAGGCTCGTCTGCTGACTGGCATGAGATGGTGACGGACTTCAAGTACCTCATAACGGAGGCTGTGTTTTCGAGGTTTGCCCACCTTGGCAGTGCTATCTTCAACGAGGATTATATGTTCTCGCAGCACGGAAAAGACGAAAACGGGGATGACACGGACAATTTTCAGAAATTTGACCCGGAGGCTCAGAATCCGACATTCACGCCGAACGCCTTGATTAATTGGATGGACGGGAGCGGGCATCTGGCTGGTGGGAACATCAGATGGACGGGGGATGGTGATACGGAGGTGAAGGGCACGATAAAGGCAAAGAACCTGTTCCATAATGTGTGTGTGTTCGTGTCCGCAAATTCGGGTTATAACGACGCTAACTATTTCTGTCAGGACGGTGAAGCCTGGTACTACGACCCGACGGATGGAACCTATGGGAATACCAATGTTACTGGTTCTTTCCAGTGTACTTACGACGCTGATGTGATTATCATGCTGCAGAGGGGTAGTCAGGACTGGAACGGTGCTCAGCCTGTGATTCTGCCAGACCCGAAGGATTTCCCCGGCAAGAGTGTACAAATCGTATGTATGTCCACAGTGGTAGGCAGTAGTGGTAGTATTTGTGTCGGCTGTGCTGGAAATGGTATAAGGTGGGTAGATGGACATATAGAAGGTGCCGACAGGATGCGTGCGCTGACATGTGCTAACAGTGAGGGCGACAGTTATGAAATGGCATTGTTTAACGGGGCCTATAACCTATATACGATGGGTGTGATGGAGGTTGTCACCTTTGTCTCTATGAACAGAAACAATGACTGGTACTGGTGCCGTGTTGACTGGAGATATATGGGCAGCGGCAGCGGTGGTGGCGGTGGCAGCATTGTTATTGACGGTATTAACAGAATTGAGCTGAGTGTACCGACGGGATTTACGGTTAGCGGTAGTCCGTTAACGAGCAACGGTACGATTTCCATTGGTTTTGACAGCGGATATGCGTTGCCCACTACGGCTAATGTTGAGAAGGGTGTGACGGCCTACGGATGGGGGAATCATGCGCAGGCGGGGTATGCAACACAGCAGTGGTGCTCAAGTAACTTGCAGCCGAAGATGAATGCTTACAATACGGTCAATGGCAGTTCACTCGGATGGTTTGCGGATATTGTTGCCGCTGGTGCAACAGTTGGCAGTGGAAAGCTGATACTGAATTTCTTGCCGTTGAGCGGTGGCGCACTGACGGATGACCTTGCCATAACCGACGCTGAACTGAAAGTCAGCAACGGCAACGGTGGCTGGGTACATCAGATGGTACACACGGCATCGGGCGCAAGCGAGAGCACGTACAAGTTCTATACGTCTCAGAATGCTCAGAACTCTACGCCTGTGACTGGGTATGAGTTTGACAAGGATGTGAAGGTGAAGAAGCTGATTGCTGATGAGGTGCAGGCCGATAACATCAACGCTGGTCTTGACATAATCATGGATGATGTGTCGGGAGTCGGGAAGACAGGGCGTCTTTATGTTGACAGAGGTGAACTGTATTATCAGTATGACAACGGGACACCAGTAAGGATTGCCTAATTTATGAATGATTAATATAAGGAGATATGGGAAATTGTTGTAACGGTACGGCTATAAGCCTTGTGGCAGGGAATGATGTACTGCTCTTGGCGAGGGTTTATGAGAAGACGCTGGCCGTCGTGGAAACCGACGGACACACTGACCAAGCGGAAGAGGAAAGCGGCACGGGGACGCAGACGGTTATAGATACGCCGTTTGACCTGACGACATGCGAGGGCATCAGCGTGGGGTGTACGAATGGGTATAACGAAGCCACGCTGGAGTGGGCGATAGCGCAGGATGAGAGCAACTGTCTTGCGGTAAGTATTCCGCACACGCTGACCGTCGGCGAGTGGGCGGTGGAGATAACGTGCAAGCGTAACGGCTATCATGTGAGGTCGTTTGAGTTCACGTTCAAGATTGTCGAGACTAACTGCGAGGCGCAGACGACGTTCGAGGTTGTTGACGGGTGTCAGAGTGCGAGCGTAAGGGTTGCCTTGCAGATTGTACCGCAGGCGATGGTGCGGGGCAAGTCGGCGTATGAGCTGTGGAAGGAGCTGCCCGGCAATGCTGAAAAGACCTTGCAGGACTATATCGACGAGGTGCTGGACCTGAACGGGATTGCTGCTGCTGCGAATGCGGCTACTGCTGCTGCGAACGAGGCGGCAGAGAGGGCTAACGAGGTTGCCGATGCCGTCACGAATCCTGACTATGTTGGCGATGATAACTATGTGTATCACTGGCAGAACGGTGCTTACCATAAGACAAGTATCTATGTAAAAGGTGAACCGGGCGAGAAGGGCGATAAAGGTGAGAAGGGCGAGAAGGGTGACAGCTTCGAGTTTGCGGACTTCACGCCTGAGCAGCTGGCACAGCTTCATGGTATCAAGGGAGATAAAGGCGATAAAGGTGATAAGGGAGACCGTGGCGAGAAAGGTGAGAAAGGCGATACGGGTGCCACTGGCGCGAAGGGCGACAAGGGCGATGCGTTTACGTTCAACGATTTCACGCCAGCGCAGATTCTGCTGCTGAAAGGAGAGAAGGGTGAGAAGGGAGATACGGGACGTGACGGGCTGGACGGACGGAACGGACAAGACGGACGAGACGGACGCGATGGTGCTGACGGACAGGATGGCTCGGACGGTGTTACGCCGCAGATAGTCAGACGGTCGGACGGGATTTACTCCACGGCGGACAACGGGCAGACGTACCAGCTGGCGGCGCTGTTCTCAGACCTTAGCTATGCTACGGTGCTGCAACAGACGGGCACGACGGTGACGATACACCCTAATGTGCTGAACGTGTGGGGCGAGGTGTCACAGCTGACGCTGACGCTGGCTCCCGGGCCTGCCGATGCGCTGTGTGAGTATATGATACAGTTCACCTGTCACAACCCCGTGGGAAGCGTGCTGAACCTGCCATCGGCGGTGAGGTGGATAGACGAGCCTGACTTTGCAGACGGTGCGACCTACCAGGTGAGCATCGTCAACAATCTGGCCGTGGCAGGCGAGTGGGAGGCTTCTTGAAGTGAAAAGTGAAAAGTTATAGGAAGAATGAACGCAAAAGGAGTAACAAGCGGGTATAAGTGGTATCAGATTCCCTTAACAGATGAGCAAAGAGCGTGTCTAATGAGGGATATTGACGAATATTTCCGATGTGAGGAATTATCCTCCACAGGGTGCTGCCGCCTTGAAACAGTGGCAGTATTGACGCTGCTGCTATGTTGTAAGTTTTACGAGGGTACACGCCTTCTCGTATATCGAGGTGCCCCTCTGCTACGAGTTGGCGAAGCTCCCGTGCTGTATAGAATATCCATTGATGACAGTTGGCTATATAGGAACGAACCGACGGAGCCAGATACTTTAGGCGGGTTGCAGGGGCCGAACCTTGCGGAGTTCCTTCAGATTGCGGAAGCGTTAGAAGCTCTTCGAGACGAGACAGAGCATAAAGGCTGGCCGTGTGGCACAGGACTTCCTCAAACCATAGGAGACCTGTTGTGTCTCCACCCATGGGGCCGTCTATCAGATGATGGCAGTATTCGTGAGCGAACTGGAATACCCACTGAAGCCAGTAGTTGCCAGTCGCTAAAAGAATTATTGTGTGAGAACTGTCGCTGTTCAAGCAACACATCGGGCCGTGTTCAGAATGACAGACATACACCATCCTGCTCGAAAAAGGCTCGATGCCGGCAGCCGACGAGAGCCACATGTCCACATGACGAAGCAGGTACGGTATGACTTCGCTGTCAAATTCACCGAAGCCTTCCTCAAAGATGGTTATGTTAGGACTAATAAGCATATCGGTTGCAAAGATAGAAAAAAAATTTTTAAACGGAGAAATAATATGAGTACTTTTCGACGCAGGTTGATGATGATGGCGGCAGCGGCATGGCAGGCCGTTGCAGCGTGGTTCAGAAGCGACGGCTGGTTTAGAAGTGAACCGTGGTGATAACGAATAACGTGATAACTATATAACGAAATAACGACAATATGGCAAAGAAAATCATAGACAACACGCCCCTACAGAGCTTTGAAGAGGATTGGGGCGGCACATACCAGAGTGGCCCTGATGCCGGAAAGGAATGGGGAAAGACTCATAGTGAGGTTGAGCGCGTCATCAAGGAGAAGGTGGCAGCGATGGAGACGGCTATCGGCGGCAAGGCGGCGTGCTTCGAGGTGAACAGCGGAATACTCTACGGGTTCGCCTCTGAGGAGGACAGGCTGGCATGGCTGGAGGACTATGACGATGAGTATGTGCTGTGCTCGGTGCAACTGCCCGTCGGCGGCGACACGGAGGATGACTCGCTCTCCATCTACGGCATCGACACCATTCAGTACTACAAGAAGGACTCGGATGATGTGACGGTGAAGTTCAAGGTGCGCAACATCGTAGACGGAGAGCCATCGACGGACATCAACGTGACGCTGACGAACAGCGTAGGGGCAACGGTCTATTATGCCGCACGCCCGACGGCTGACGCTGAGGGATTCTACACCATCACGCTCGAAGGCAACCAGCTGCGCAACATCGCCAACACGTCGGAGCAGATGACGCTCCGTGTTGACCGGGCTGGCGAGGAACGCTACGTCACCCGTGGGCTGACGATGTACTGCATAGACCTGAAGCTGGAACTCTGGAGCGGCTACAACTTCGGCATCGTGAACCCGCAGAGCATCAGCTACGTGCCACAGTTCACCCTTCCCACTGGTATGACCAGCATCAAGCTCGTCGTGGACGTGTACCGTTCATCGACGGTGGTCTTCCAGCATATCGAGACGGCAAGCATCACGACGAACAACCGCGTAAATGTTCCGCTGGACTGGACCGACCTGCCTTTCAGCGGTGTGTATATGATTAAGGCGCATCTGGATATGGGCAACGGTATGGTGCAGTCGGACGTGGTGCAGACCAACGTGATGTGCGTCCTTCAGAGCGAGGCGGCAACCGCTGCTTTCGTGGCCATCGAGCCGATTGGCGACGTGACCCTGTATGATGACATCAACCCCCGCATCGCTGCCTACAACAAGGGTGAGGAAACGGCCAACGTCCGCGTGACGCTGAATGACGGCACGCCGACCGTGTTGGAGATTCCCTGCAACCGCGTCTATACCGACTATACCGTAGGCGTGGAACAGCAGCAGAACACGCTGATGGTTCATATACTCGACGGCCAGGGCGACCCCGTATCGGTGGCCATCGAGACGTTCACGGCCAGCGGCGACTTCGACTGGACGGTCATTCCGGGCTTCGAGTACAACCTGACCGCCAAGGGACGCTCAAACGACGAGCTGCCCACACCCGCCAACTGGGGCGGCATCGCACAGTTCGAGGGCTTTTCATGGGATGAATTCGGATCGTGTTGGAAGGACAACGCCCTGCATCTGACTGGCGGCAGCAAGGTGACGCTCGGGATGACTCCATTCTATTCTGCTACTGAGTATGACGAGAACCGGCGCATCGGTGGCGGTATATTAGACACTGGCCGGACGTTCCTCATACGTTTCAAGGTGCCTGATGCCTTCGACACGACGAAGAAAATTATCAAGTGTTTCGACAACAATGTAGGCTTCTTCATCACCGCCGATACCATCTATGTCAAGATGGGAGCGAACGGTGAAATCACCACCGACCCCGCCACGGGCGCACAGGCCACGCAGAACAACCGACACTTCAAGCTGGGCGAGGAGGTGGAGCTTTGCATCACCACCCAGCCATATTGGGACGAGAACTTCAACCCGACCAACCATATCACGACGATGTACGTCAACGGTCAGTTTGCTGGTCAGGCCATTCTCAGCGACACCACCCTGTCGCAGTCATCAGCCCTGCCCGTCACGCTCCATGCCGACGGCTGTACGCTCGATGTCCTGAAGATTGCCTATTACAAGAAGTGCCTTGACTCCTTCGAGGTGCTGCAGAACTTCGTCATGGGTATGGGTAGCCTGTCGGCCATGCGAGCCGAGTTCCAGAAGAACCAGTGCTATGTCGGCAACGGTACTGTGAACTTCAACGAGACGTTCAAGTACTGCTGCCGCCTGTCGGCACAGGTAGGCGACTCCGTGGAAGGTACGTGCAACATCATCGTGAACACGCATACCTTCGACCCGTCGCAGACTGACACCGATGCCTACCCGACTGGCCAGCAGGAACTGGAACTGTTCTTCTTCAAGAACGGCGACGTGGACGTTTCGCGAAGCGTGAAATACGTCGGCGAGAACACCAAGGACTTGCGCGTTCGCATTCAGGGTACGTCCACCGCTATGGAGTTCCGCAAGAATATGCGCTACGACTGCAAGGGCACGGTGAAGGTGTACCGCTGGAGCCGTGAGCTGTACGAGGCTGGCGGTTCGCAGAATCCCTCCGACGGCTGGTACTATGTCGAGAACAAGACGAAGCTCGCTATCTTTGTGCGCGGCAACTCATCGACAGAGAACGCCTGCAAGCTGCTGACGGTGAAGACCAACTACAACGAGAGCACGGCCACCCGCAACCTGCCTATGGCCCGCTGGATTGACGATGCCATCCGCTATCTGGCCAACGTCCGTGACGGCAATGACAATCCGTTGTTCCCGAACATCCTCACGCCACCGCAGCAGTTGGACGCGAAGGTGCGTCAGGCCATCGACGGTGTTCCCGCCGTGCAGTTCACCCACGCCGTTGGCTCACAGGACTACCAGTTCAGCGGAAAGGTTGACCTGATAACGGATAAGAAGAACAGCGGTGTATTCGGCTTCCAAGACAATCTGGAAGAGTCACACCCCGACTACTCCATTGAGTTCAGAAACGGTAATACCGACATCTGTAACTTCCGCTGCCCGTACCTGGTGACGGCAGGAAAGTATCTCGACAACACCTTCACTACGCGCGGTCAGGACTGCCTGGAGTACCGCTGGCCGGACTTGGACGCTGGCGATGCCTACTATGGCGACGGCATCCTCGGACCGGACTCAGCGATGCAGCGACTCTTCGACTTCGTGTTCAACTGCCACCCCGACTTCATCGGCTACAAGAGTAAGAACGGTGTCATCAGCTCGACGAATACCATTATCACCGTGCTGGGAGAAAGCCGTGTGGATAACTCGGCAAACCGACTGGAGAAGTTCTACAAGGAGATGGGCAACTATCTTGTAAAAGATTCCATCACCTTCAATGCCTTCGTGACGAAAGTCCTGCTATGGACTGACCAGCGGGCAAAGAACCAGTTCTTCACCCACTATGCCGGTGACGAGGTGGTGAGTGCCTACACCGACGATCTGAACGAGACGGGCACGACCTACGAGATTCTGCGCCTGCTGCCCTACGACATCGACACGTCGCTCCGTGGTGACAACGCCTCGCGTCTGCGCTATGACTTCACAAGGCTCTATACTGACGATGACGTGTTCAACGATGGCGTGAGCGTGACCACCGTGAGCCAGGCATTCTTCCCCACACAGTCGGCCATCAGCGACGCGGCTACGTTCATCGCTGAGCGTGTGATGGGCAAGCGGTCAGCCCTCTTTGAGCTGCTGGACGCTACCTGTCAGCAGGAATACGCCTCGTACTTTGACCTGCTGGCAGCGGGATTCCTGAATGTGGATGCACTGAGCCGCTATTGCATCACCGACGAAGCCGATGCCTATAACTCGGTCATCTACAATGCCGATACGGCGTACAAGTACGTGGCCAGCGGCAGCTCGTCAGACCAGAAGAAAGCCCACGGCTCTGCCAAGGAGGACTTGCTGTGGTGGCTCGACGGTCGTATGTACTTCCAAGGAGGCGAGAACGGTGCTGGTGACTACACCGCCAGCAGCATCCGCGCGACAATGGCAATGGACTCCGTGCTCGACGCTACGAACAGGGCCATGCGTATTCCTTCAGGTGCCAGCGGTATCAGCCTGAGCATCCGCAGCCGTTACCGCAACTATATCGGAACGAAGCTCGGTTCCACTGGCCAGCTCTCCAAGCAGTATGCCGCCGACCCGACGCAGTACTACAATGTAATTCTGGTGACGCAGGGCATCAGCAACGAGGACTCGGGCCGCTTCAATCTCTACGGCCAGCGGTTCTATGATGACATTCTCGACCTCTCAAAGCTCTACATCACGGCCATCACGACATGGGCAGGCTTCACGTCGATGCGTAGTATGAAGTTCGGCGACGATACGACAGGCTTTGAGAATCCCGTGCTGACCGACATCAAGGGTTCTGGAAACCCGACCTTCGACGCTTGCGAGACGGTTGACCTGCGCCACTGTACGGCCTACGCCGACGGTGACTTCCGCTGCTTCCCAGCAGCCAAGACGCTCCTGCTGACTGGCTGTGCCGCGCTGACGGCCATCCGACTGCCTGTGACCGACAATATGACCACGCTGGCCATGCCCAAGAACATTGCGAAGCTGGAGCTGACGGACAAGACCCTGCTGACGGACATCACTCTCGAAACAGGAGGAACAATAGGCGAAGTCGCCTGCGAGAACATCAGCAACAGCGTGGCCCACGCCGTCCTTGGATTGCTGGATGATTTAGTGGCGTAATTACGTAATAACGATATAACGAAAGATATGTATTTAACGAAACTGAAGCTGCCGATGGGCAGTGCAACAAACCGCCTGACACTGACGCAGACGGAGGTGGACACCCTAATCAGGGTTTACTATAGTCAGACCATCACACAGAAACAGGTCTCTGGCTATGTGTATAAGAGTGCGATGACTGGCCGTGAGCATTACCTGCTTACCCAGCTCGGACTCGACGTGACGTATGATACACTGGAGGCAGACACCTGGAGCTTCGCTTCCGACGCCCAGCTGCTGAACAGCGGCGAGAGCGCAGTGCTGACCGTCGGCGGCGAGCTGACACTGGCCGACGTTGTGCTGGCCATCGACAGCGTGACTGTCAACAGCGGCGATGTTACCCAAGAGACTGCCGCTGCCTGCTTCGGACTGACAGGTAACACGCTGACCTTCGACAAAGGGAGCATCGACGGCGAGTTTGCTTTTACCGTCATCGTCTCGGCCCATCCTGTCTGGAACGCCTCTGACGTGAAGACGGTGCAGGTGATGGCTGGTGTGACGTTCCGTACGGTGTGGATAAACCCTGCCAACCTCAGCGCGGCACTGGCCCACGACGGCGGCTTGACGCTCTTGGAGGACTACGTGCAGCGGTGTAAGTGCTATGTATTCAACGCCGACGGGACGAAGATGGCTGAAATCAAGTCTGCCACCTTTGAGGGCAACTACTCTGGTATGACGGCAGGCACGGTGACGTTTGCCGACGATACCGTGGCACAGGTGTCAGCCCTGAACGCTGCCGGGTGTAACTTCATGGTGCTTCGCCCTGCGCTCCACATCTGGAGTGGCACGGAGGACGGTGCGGAGGTGCTGAAGTGTACTGGAGCGTATGACCTGCTGCCTACTGGCAAGAAGACGTTTCCCAAGAAGTACATCGGTATGTTCAAGGCGTTCAACCAGAGCGGCAAGCTGAAGAGCCAGCCCGGACGCATCCCGACAGGACAGCAGACCATCGCCACCTTCCAGCAGCAGGCCAAGGCTGGTGCCGACGGCTACGGCCTATGGAACTATACCGACTGGTGCAAGGAGAATGCACTGCACCTGGCATGGTTTGCGAATACGAACTACGAGGACAACGTGGGCGAGGGCATCATCAATAACTACGCCAGAGTCCGGAACATCGTTACAGGCTTCACGCTCCCACTGGCTGGCAAGTACCAGTGCGGCACGAAGCCCACCGTTGACTCGCAGGGCAACTACGTCCAGAGGCTCAACTTCTTCGGCATCGAGGGAATGGGTGAGCAGATTTGGGAGTTCGTCATCGGCTTCCGTCACAATGGCAGCGGAACGGCCTACATCTGGGAGGATAATGTATGGGGCGAGTCCTATCCCGCAGACCGCACCATCACCCTGCCCGTGACATCAGCAAACCAGTCGTACATCAAGACTATCATCGCCGGGCAGCACTTCGATATGCTGCCGCGACTCACTGGCGGCTCGTCTGTGACGGGCCTATGCGATGGCCACTGGATAGGTGCTAATGGCAGGTTGCTGTTCGTCGGCGGCGCTGCGGATTACGGGTCGCTTTGCGGTCTTTCGGCGTCGGCCGCGCATGGCGACTTCTCGTACTCGTCTGCGGCCGTCGGCGCTCGTCTGGCTTTCTATGGCGAGCCAGAAGAAGTTCGGGGCTCGGAGCTCGTTGCGTCGCTGTAAGGCGACGCCTCTCTCGGAAAATCGGAAAACGGAAAATCATTGAGAAAAAGAATGGCAAACAAAAAGGTAGATTTGGTGAGGTTGCTGTACGTCGGCGGCAATGCGAATAACGGGTCGATTTGCGGTCTTTCGGCATCGAACGCGAATAACGACTTCTCGAACTCGAATGCGAACATCGGCGCTCGTCTGAAATTCATCTTGAAAAACAAAATACGAAGCAAAGCACCAATGAAGACCGCGCAACTGGGAGGCCACCGTGCCGAACATGCGAAAAAAGTCCAGCAATCCCCTTGGAGGGAGCGCGCAAGTAGGTGTAACGGCTGAAAGCCCGCAGCATGAAGATGAAAGCCATTCAACAATGTGAGCTATGACAGTGGACGAAGTGAATATATCTGAGATACGCGGCAAGCACCGGCAGGTCAGACTGGAGCAGGTGTACGACATGGAAAACCTCATCGCGGCTGAGAAGGAAGCCCGGCGTGGTAAGTCCACAAAGTACGGCGTGCGCAAGTTCGACCGCGACCCCGTTGGGAACCTTCTGAAGATTCAGCAGATGCTCGCGGACAGGACCTACAGAACCTCACAGGTCAAGGAGGACGAGGAGCACTGCCCCTGCGGCAAGGTTCGTAAGATTACGAAGCTGCCCTACTGCCCCGACCACATCATCCACCACGCGCTGATGCGGGTGATAGGGCCTACGATGGTCAAGTCATACTACCACGACAGCTACGCCAGCATCAAGGGCAAGGGAACACACTACGCCGCCCGCCGTGTCCGCAGGTTCATCGACCTCAACAAAGGGCGTGACATCGTGTTTGCGAAGATGGACTTCACGAAGTTCTACCAGAACATCAGCCAGGGCATCGTCTATGAAGAGCTGTGCCGTATGTACCGCGACGAGGGCATCCGCTGGCTGCTGAAGGAAGTTGTCACGGCCACTGGTGAGGGGTTAGGAATAGGCCTGTTCCCCATCCAGCCGATAGCCAACTTCCATCTGAACCGTCTCGACCGTATGCTGAGCAGGAAAGGCAAGACACACCTGTTCCGCTACTGCGACGACTTCCTCATCGTCGGCTTCGACACCAAGGAAGTGTGGCGGGCGGTCGAGACGGTCAGACGGTATGCCAGCAACGTGATACACCAGCCCCTGCATACCAATGTCAACGTCGAGCACGTCACCAATATGACAGGCATCGACTTCGTGGGCTACGTGTTCCTTCGCAACCACACACGACTCCGTAAGCGCATGAAGACCCGTTTCCGAAGAAAGCTGCGGCGGCTCTCTCGCAAGGGAGAGCAGGCAGCTGAACATCTGCGCGGTGTGCTGGCCAGCTACAAGGGATGGCTGATGCACTGCAACGGAAGAAACCTATGGAAAAAGATAACAGGAATGAAAACATTCAGTGAATTGAACATCAGACACGAAACAGTGTCGAAGGACGGTCAGGTGTATTTCGACGTTCCCACCGTCAGCTGTAGCTTCCTCGTAGGCCGCAGTATCGTCGTGAAGGACTATCAGGAGAACGTCAAGACCAAGAACGGCGACGGACGCTACGTGGTGCTCGTCGAGGAGAACGGCCATGAGTGCAAGTTCCTCACCAACAACCCGCGGCTGAAGGACGTGCTGCGCCAGTGCCGCGAACTGAAGGCGTTCCCGTTCATGGCCACGCTGAAAAGCAGGTCATTGGGAGGAAACAAGGTTGACTATTATTTTGAGTAAGATATGAAAACAGAATCGACTATTATGCCAGTGACCGTGGAGCGTTACCCCGGACTGGTGCGCATCAACTACGATGTAAGCGAGGCGGTGCGCGAAGACGTGACAATGTACGAGTACCGCATGGTGGAGATACGCGGCGACGTGCCTGCGTATGACAAGCTGACGGAACTGTTAGTGACCGACAAATACCCGACCGGCGTACTGCTGGCGCTGCTCAGCGACGGGTCGGCGACGGAAAGGGAGGCATTCCGGCAGTTCCGCTTCCTCTGCAAGCAGGTGGCCGCAGAAGTCCTCGGACTCCCAGAGACAGAGGCCATGCAGCAGGAACGCCGTGCAATGGAGATAGAGGCCATCGACACACGTACCGACGCGAAGATTCTCAACGGCTACCAGTGGACGGTGCTCCACGGTGCCGATGCGGGCAAGACCGTCAACGTCTGGCTCAGTGCAGAGAATCAGAACAACTACAAGGCCAAGCACGACGTGGCACTGGCCTACCCGCAGTTAGTCACCTTCCCCATGCGCTACAAGATAAGCGAGGACGCTGACAAGCGTGCCATCTACGAGGAGTTCCAGGACATCAGCGAGCTGGCCACCTTCTACCTCGGCGGCATCGCCTACATTGAGCGGTGCATCGACGAGGGATGGGAAGAAAAGGACAACGTAAACAAGGAGGGCGGTCTATGATGATACTGACGATTGTTTCCCTTTGCATTGCCGTCGGAGGCATCGTACTGATGCTTCGTGGAGGCGTTCCAGAATCGGTGAGCGGGTTAGTCTATAACCTTTCCGAGAGGATGCGGTGGGCGTGGTCTGGGTGGCTGATTGCAGTCGCCCTGACCTTGATGGTTCCGCTGATGTCGGCTCTTGGCGATGTGGCGTGGCTTGGCTGGCTGACGGTGGTTTGTCTGATTGGTGCCGCTGTCACTCCCGTGTTCAACCGTGACACGCGGACGATGCACTATGTATGCGGTATAGCGGCTGGTGTGATCTCTCAGGTCTGCGTGGCCTGTATCTGCCCTTGGTGGCTGCTGGTGTGGCTAATCTGGATTCCGCTGATTGCGGGTACTATGGGTGCTCTGAACGATTCCGAGGAGATGCCGCAGGTACTCGACGGGTACGGCGTGCTGGCAGCTGAGGTGATGTGTGCGGTTAGTTTGTATGGAAGTTTATTGTGTGTGATATGACAAGTAACGTTGAAAATACGGTAGGAGGAAAGGCTATCCTTTGGGGGTCTATGGGCGCAGAGGTGCTGTCGGTGGTGTATGACCTACGCCACATGATACTCTGTGCGGCTGCGCTGATACTCGCTGACCTTTGGTGGGGCTACTCAGCAAGCAAGAAACGGTGGTGGCATGCGAAGAGCATCGGGAATGAGACGCTGATGGAGAAGTTTAAGTGGCACAAATCAAGGGCTGTTCGCAGGACGATGAACAAGATGGTGGACTATGTGACATTCCTTGTCTTGGGAGCCTTGATTGGCGTGGCCATCACGGAGCCTATGGATATTTGTTCGCATATCTGGACGGCTGCTCTCGGACTTGGTATTGGGTGTGGCTGTGAGGTTGCTTCGATTATCGGTCATGTGGCCTATGTTAAGATGGACGCTGAGATAAGCATGGTTGACGGCTGGAAGGCGTTTATGCGGTTCTTGGGGCGGCTGATACGGGTCAAGTCAGACGAGATTGGCGGTGCCGTCGAGGACCTGGGGAGGGAGAGACATCACCACCGGCCACCGATGGATGAGGGGGAGGTGGAAGAGCCTTATGAGCCTCCTTATGACAGGAGGACGGAATTGGACAGGGATGATTTTTAATTTACAAACTTGAAAGATTATGAGAATAACGGTACAGGAGATATTGACCATTGCACCGCAGGCCAACAGGGGGCGTGCGGGTGAGTTTGTCGAGGTGTTCAACGTGTATGCTGAAAAGTTCGGTGTGAACACCAAGTTGAGGGCGGCGCATTTCATTGCGCAGGTGCTGCATGAGTCGGCGTTTCTGACGCGGGTGACGGAGAATCTGAACTACTCTGCGGATGGATTGCTACGGGTGTTCCCGAAGTACTTCACGGCGAGCACGGCAAAGGTGTATGCGAGGAACCCGCAGAAGATAGGCAACAGGGTCTATGCTAACCGCATGGGCAATGGCAGCGAGGGCAGTGGCGACGGTTACAGATACCGTGGACGCGGGCTGATACAGCTGACAGGACGTTCGAACTACCAGGCGTACCAGAAGAGTGGGTACTGCAATGGCGACTTGATGGGACATCCCGAGTGGCTGGGTCAGAGCCCGGGGCATACTAAGAGCGCGTTGTGGTACTGGTGGAAGCGCGGGCTGAACACACTTGCCGATAGTGATGATGTCGTGGCGGTGACGCGCAGGATTAACGGCGGGCTGAACGGTCTGGATGAGAGGAAGAAACTGTTGGTTAAGGTTAAGACGGTGCTGGGATTATGAGACGGAAGGTTGATATGATATGCTGGTTGATAGTGCCGCTGGTATGGATGGGCGTGATGCTGTGGTCGGCGATGTTCTTTGTTCGGCAGTGCAGTATCGACGGTGCGCTGGAAGGTGATACGGTCAGCGTGGTGAGGGACACGGTCGTGGTGAGGGACACGGTGGTCAGCGTGGTGAGGGACACGGTACCTGTGATGAGACGGGAGAGGGTTGTGTGTTATGTGGCGATGCCGACGGGTAAACCGTCGGACACACTGACGGACGATGGAGATACGACGGACGAGGGCGACACGGTGAGGGAGGACGAGCCGCTGACGGCTGTGGTGCAAAGGGAGTACTCAGACGATAGCACCTATACGGCATGGGTCAGCGGGTTGGCTTACGAGGTGTGGCCGAAGCTGGACAGCATACATGTGAGACAGCGGACGGTCGTGGAGACGGTGACTGTCAGTGAGACGGTGACGCTACGGGAGAAGGCGACAAGGTGGTCTGTCGGTGTGGTTGGTGGGTATGGTTATGGATTCGGATATAAGGGCTTCGAGCCGTTTGTGGGTGTAGGAGTCAGCTACAGGATATTCCCGCCGCGACGGTGGTGACTTTCGATTAATAAATTAAGTTTAATGTTTTAATTGTTAGTAGTAATAAGTTTGTCCCGAAGCGTCGGGCGAAGTTAGTAGTTTTTTCATGGTTTAGGTTTTAGTTTTAGTTTTAGGAATCCCAGCCGCCTGTGAAGGTAGCTGGGATTTTTGAGAGAGGGTCATTTCTTACATGATGGTCATGATAGTTTCACTTTTCTGTTTATCAACGTCCTGACCAACTCACGCCCTACGTTCACAATGCTCATGGTGTCGTAGCAGTTCAGCGATTCCATTTGGTTCTTGTGGTTGCGAAATGCACATACCGCAATACCTTCCACATAGTCAACATGGTCGATGGTTCGGTAGCGGTTCTGATATACACACGATTTGATTTCAACGGGATTGTCGAGCTGGATATATCCCATCTTCTTCGTCATCCTTTCGAGCAATTTCTTGTAATAGTCCTTACTCTCAACGAAGAAGATTTCCTTCCAATGCGCGATGCCCGTCTTGCATAGCTTCTTGGCTGTCTCCTTACTCATTGTCATAGGCCAAGGGCGTACAGGCCAACACATATTCTCGCCACCACAGACGAAGCCTTTACCGTCCACCCATAGTGCCCAGTTGTCTTTACGTCTCATCATGCCACAGCCCCATCCGTCCATCTTGTCGGGGTCGTCTGCGAAAAACATGCCGTTTACGTTGACGGGGCGCATCTTTCCTTCCCATCCTTCGGCGCTTACCATTCTGTCCTTAAACTCGTTCATAGTTCCTTATATATTCGTTTAATTCATGGGTTACTTTTTACAATACCTGTTATTCTTGTTGCCCCTCTTGCCGACGTGCGGCTTTCTAAATCCTTTGGAACACTCATACCAATGGGTGGCATAGCACTCGCCATTATAACAGAAATAGCAAGGCTCTTTTATGCTTGGTTCTGGACATTTCATAACTATTCTTGCTTATCATTTTCTAATTCTGCGAACAGCGCGTCAATAATAGATTCAGGATTGCTGACTTGAAAAGTTACGCGACCTTTCAGCTTTATCGTCTTTCCGTTGCCGTTAGAATCATCACCCCACGCTTCCACGTTTTCCATGCTAAACTGGAATGCCTTACCAGTTACCGCCTTTTTTACGTCGGATAGTGTTTTTCCTTTCTGCCAATTAGCACCAGCTTCATAAGCAAGCATGATTTCGTATTCATCGTTATATGTAGGGTAATCATCGTAAGATAATCTTTCCCTCGCATAATCTGCCGATGTTTGTTCTAACCCATCGCTTACAAGCTCTTCACCGCGCATCTGCGCAAGAATAGTGTCGGTGTCCTCTCCTTGATGAGCCTCGGTAAAAGCCATTGACTTTTTCTCAACTTCTTTCATTGCAGATTCAATGTCGGCTGGGGTTCTGCTCACAGGCTCTTCTTGCAAGGAGTCAATGTAAGCATCGAGGTTGCATAGTATATGGTACGCCCCTTCATGTTCTGGATATTCAAAGTTACCTTGAGCATCCATAAGACCTTCTTGCTCCTTACTAATCCATTCCTTAATTTTCTGTACTTTGTTCATTGTTATTTAACTTCT